AGGTAGGCAACCGCGAACCGAAGTTCACGCGTCGTCATCTTCGTCTGTTTCCCCCTTCGTCGTCCGGCGTGCCTTCCGGCTCTTCCGCCGGTGGCTCAATTGCCGGGGGCTCCGCCGGGGGCTCGTCCGTGACTTCACCCAGGTTCAGCGGCACCCGATGCGACTCGCCCAACCCGTCCGGAAGCGGCGGCATATCCTCAGCAGCGCGCACTTCGTCGATGCTGTAAATGCCGTTCTGAAGCCCCAAGCTGTACAGCTCCATGCGCTCCTTCGGGGCGCCACGCTTGATCTCATCAAGGTTGAACTTCACGAACTTGTGCCGGTCGGCCGTCTCAGCGAAGAGCAGCCGATTGAAGCCGGATTCGATCCGCTCAAGCCACGGGCGAAGCGAGAACATCGAGAACGCAATGTTCTGTTCGGCAAGCCCGGAGCCCCACGAAGTGGAGTTCGTTGCGTCGCTGATCAGATGCGGAGGCACGCCGAAAATGCGCGCGATCTCCGGAACCTGAAACTGACGCGTCTCAAGAAACTGGGCTTCGTCGGGGCTCATAGCCACCTTCGAGAACTTCGCGCCCTCAGTCAGAAGCGCAACCCGGTGCGCGTTGTCCACACCAGAGTTCGCGGCACGCCACGCTTCACGCGCGCGGGCAAGCCCCTCTTCCGACATGGTGCCGGGCACTTCCACCACAGCGCCGGGCATGGCGCCATTCGCGAAGAACTTGCTGCCGTACTTCTGCGACGCGAGTGCAAGCCCAATCGACTCACGCGCGTACGTGATGGGGGAGCACCCCACGAAGTCGCCCGGAAGCATCATCCCGGGAATGTGAAGCACGTCACGCGGCGTGAACCAACCCAACAGAACTTCGTTCCCGTCGGCGTCAATGTCGAACGCCTCAAACACCTTCCGGCGAAGACCGTCCACCATGATCATGTGCACGTGAATCTTCGTCGGGTCGAGAACATCGAGCCCCACAATGTTCGGCCCTTGCCAGCGCACAGCAAGGAACGCATTGCCTTCGAGCAGAAGTGACAGGACCGTCTGAGACAGAATGTCAATCCGCCCCATGCCGCCCGGCTCCGCATTCGGGTAGTCAAGCCACACCGGAGAAGGGATCTCCCTACGAGCCCCGCCCCGCTTGCTGTACGTGGCGATAGGCAGCGTGGCAATCGTCTCGCTCAGCAGACGCACACACCCGAACACCGCGCTCACCTGAAGAGCGCCCCGGGGCGTCACCTTCTCGCCGGAAGCAGCCGTAGCGCCCAGCACATACGCGGCCGGGTCATACGGTTCCCACGCACGCTCGTCGAGCGCTGGGGACGAGCCCCGCCCGAAGAGTGCAGACCAAAAACCCACCGTGCCCCCTTCGGGTCAGATATCGGAAAAGAAATCCTCAGCGCCCGGAAGCCCGGACGTGAACACTTGCCCGTCGTCGCCTTCCCACGTGGCGACAATCGCCGTATCCGTGGAAAGCCCGTTGTCTTCGCGCCACATCACAGCGCCGTGAACGGCCAGAATCATGGCGATAGCAAGGTCAATCTTTCGGCGCGACGAAGCGTGTTCCTTCGTGATGCGCGCGCCGTTCTTGTCTTCGCGAAGCACCGCGTTGCCGATGTGCCGCGCTAGCGCCGGATTGCCGTCGTGGCGAAGCCGACCGTCACGGCACGCGTCGTACACGGCCTGAGTCGCCGGAACCATTCGCTTCAAAGAGTTCGTCGGGAACGCCTCAACCGGGAAGCCGTCAGCGTCCAAGTTGTCTAGCGTCTCTTCCCAGCGGTACGGGTCAGCGACAAGGTTCCGCACCCGGTACTCGTCCAGTGCCTCATGAAGCGCGTCACGAACGTCAGCCATCGGCACCCGCCAATGAATGTCGTCCGGCGGAGCCTCCCAATGCCCCAGCACAAACACCTTCAGGTCGCGCAACCGGCACGCCACAAGCGCCGTACTGTCGCCCTTCCACGAACCGTCGAAGCCCAACACCACTTCGTCGCCCGGCTCAAGCGGATCGTCATCGGGCTCACCCAACGAATCCCACAACCCATGCGGAAGCCACGACGACGCGCCCCGCACGATCTGAGACAGCCGGAAAATCCGGAAGCTCGACTCAGTGCTTCGCTGCGCCGCTGCCTTGAAGTCGTCCGGGTTCAAAATGTCGTACGACGGGTTACAGCGCCGCCAAACCTCGGGGTCAAGATGGTCGACCGTCTCTCCGTCCTTCGGCCCCCACGACCGGAAGAACAGCGTCGGGTCATCCGTCTCGCCCGAGTTCACGCGCTCCCCTTGCTGGCAAAGCTGTGCGAAAGGCCCGTCCGGATCAGGACCGGCCGTCGAGATGATCAGGAACATGGGCTGATTACGGGCAGCGGATCCCAGCGTCAGCGCGTCGAACAAGTCGCTGTGCTTGCTGAACGCGTACTCGTCGAGCGACACAGCCGACGGGTTCAAACCCTGCTGACGACCGGCGTCCGCCGACACAACCCGGTACGTGTTGTCCTTGTACCGGATCACGTCCCGCTGAACGTCACACACAGCAGCGAGCTTCGGGGAAGCGTTCACCATTTGCTTCGCGGAGTCGAACACCATGCGCGCCTGATTGCGGTCGTTCGCGGCGGCAATAATCTGTCGCTGTGCGTCGGCCCGATCAGCGATCAAGTGGTAAAGCATGATCGCAGCGGCAAGCGTGCTCTTCCCGTTCTTGCGCGCCACGCACACAACAACCGTGCGGTGCTTGCGGCGCCACCGGCCGAACGTGTCCTGAGTCAGCTCATACGCGTCGACGAGAAGCTGACGCTGCCACGGCAGAAGCCGGAACGGCTGACCGGCGAACGAGCCAGTCAGGTAACAGAACTCTTCGATCCAGCGGACGAGCCGATAGCCCTCCGACGGGAACGGCGCATCATCGGGGATGTGCCGCGCGATCACCTTGTCCAGTGCCTCACTGGGCAGCGGCTTCGCCACGAACACCCCCAAAAAAGTCAGCCCGAGTGGCTACTCACGTGAGTAGGTTGTGCTAGACTGTGTCCTGTAAGGACACAGCGAAGGAAACGGAGCCCCGAAATGACCAACCGCCTCGCCCCCGCGAAGACCACCCGCTACTTCGGCCAGACCCCGGACGGCCGCCACTACGTGCGGATCGTGCACGCGAACGGCGAGCGGTACCGCACCCCGGCCTACTTCACGCAGGAGATGGCCGTTGCCGATGGCGCTTGCTGGGAAGCCTTCCGCGTCGTTGCCGCTGCCGAGACTGCCGCTGAGAAGTGCGACCGGATGATCCGCGACGAGCGCGCCGCCATAGACATGCCGGTCAAGGACCTTCGCGCCGGTGACTTCGTGTGGCACACCTTCGAGATGAAGGCAGCGCACGACCGTAACGGCCGACTCGTGCTCCCGGCCCGGACCGTATCCCAGTGGGTTGAGGTTTCCGGCTCGTGGGTGCGCGACTTCGAGCGGGGCGTGTACGGGTACCGGCTCTTCGGCTTCGACTTCGGTTACCGCGCCATGGAAGGCGAGACGGTCAAGGCGCACCGCGACCCGAAGGCGCTGAAGGCTGCACAGCGGGCAGCGACGAGGGAGGTGTACCGCGCCTTCCGCAAGTAGCAGGAAGACGGGAGACAGCCACGGGGGCAACCCTCGGGCCCCCCTCAACAGCCGTCAGGACCGGCCGCAACCGGCCGTGCCCCAGCCGCCACAAGCCCCAGCCTCAGACGCGCTTCCGGCGTGAACCCGATCGCTGTCTCAATACTCCGAAGTTCCTTCTCCGTCGACTCGACGAAGCGCAGCATCGGATGCGCCACCGGCTGACCGTTGTAGCCCTCAGACATGTACCCGTCGGCTTCAATCAGCGAGAGAAGATCAGCGCGCCGATCGTGCAACTCGCAGTAGCGCAGAATGACGTTCCGGTCAGTGTCGGGGGAGTACGCGCCCATGCCCGCCGACCACACGTTCCGCCACACGTCCTTACCCGTGGCCTTCAAGTGGCTGGGCACCCGGGGCGCGCGACCCTCATACACGATGGGGGCAGGCTCAGCGACAGCGGCAGTGTTGGCGTTCCCGGTACGCATGTCCGGCGCCTTCGCTCGACTCACTTAACGCCCCCTTAACCGGTCGCTAACTCCCCCGTTCTCAGCGGGTCGAAGTGGAGCCCGCCCAGTACTCCCAAGGGTTGGGGCCGCTGGGGGGCCGGGGTCCGGCGTCACACCTAGCGCGCGTTTTCCGAGC